TTCTTCATATTTTACCCATAAAAAAAGCCCTTTATTTACAAGGGCTTAAAACTACTACGGAAATGCTGGGCGAGACTATCCCAACAACCGAATTATATCATAAAACATATTCTACTGTCAAGCGACAATACGCCTAGAAGCCATAGTTAGCATGTTATCAAAGGCTAGTGCCAGTTGATATTCATAGTCATCGTATTTAGATGTTTTGAGGTATCTAGCGTAAACTGCATCCTTCTGGTCTGGCTCAAGACTGCTTATAATTGCATCAATTGTTCTGACATTGGTCATATCCATTTCTGATACCATGTCCTCAAAAGCATCGCTAGTAGACTCACCACCGCTAATCATGCCCAATGATTTACTTGGATATCCTAACTTCGTACTTGGTGCGTGCATCCATAAAGCCCAATCGTCTAGTATTTGCTTTAACCTGTCTATGTGCATCTATTCCTCGCTTGAATGAATATAAATACTTTTAATCCTATCGCTAAAGTCTGGCATAGGATGATATATGTCTTGTAACATTGGCACTTTAACTTTTGAGAATATAAGAAATCTATTCTGTTTGTTGACATGAACCAAACCTGCTGCGTGCATATTATACAATACGCCCATCAGTCTTCTAGCATCAGTCTTTAATGCAACTGCTATTTGTGGAATAGTTAATGCGTCATTATCAATGAGATCTAAAATGTGTATTCTAAACTTTTCTAGATTAACTGATTTACCATGTACTTCGTATTGTCTTTGATGTGGTTTCACGATACATCCATCACTTTACATTCCCACTTTCTTCCAGATTTAGCCCATCCATGAATATGTATTTTCATTCCACTCTTACGAACCGTTCCTACATGCTCACTATCTGCAATCTTATTAGCCCTTGCTGACATATTACTAGCAGATGTAGTTTGAACTGCAAGTATCTCACCATCTTTAATAGCAAGCAAGTCTATGAATCCAAACATGTCCTGTCTTATCTTTGCGAAAGCGTTCCATCGCTCTGTAATAGCAACAAGGTAGCCTTCTTCTCTTAACTTCTTAAGACTTAACTGCGTTGGGCTAGTCGCCATCAAATTGACTTTCGTTAGGTTTAGATACTCCATCAATAAAACGTTTTTCTACTTCACCTGTTGACTTGTTTAATTCGTATTCATAATGCAATCCATCATTACCATTTTGACCTACAGTATCAATGCGAGATTGTTTTTTCTTTCCAAATATTTTATTCCAATTATCTTCTGCTTCTTTTTCAGAAATTAATAATGGTCTTCTTCCAGAACCTTTACCCAATTTTAATTATCTCCCTTTCAAACAACCAACCAATAGTTTTACGATGAGCAGATTCCCATGCTTCAACTCGTTCATGCTTATCTAATTCTTTATGATTGTCTATCATATCATGGCACATATAGCAAAGACTAGCGATCCTGTAATCATGTGCTTTAATTCCTGTGCCTTTGCCATCACGTTGTTGATTAGAGTGAGCAGCACAAACTGTTCCATCTTGTTTACCACACATAGCACAAGGAAACTCACGAACTACTTCTAACAATTTCTTGTTTCTATAATTCATTAGAAAGGTGCTTCCTCATAATCGTTAGTGTTAAAAGGTTTAACAGGTTCTTTAGGTAATTCTATAACTTGCACATCTGGGTGAGTGTCTTTATACCATTTTGCTTCACGTTTAGACCAACGATGCTTACGAATGATCTCACCATCATCAACAACTGCATGAGTAAAATTCATAGTTCCCAACTCCATCCTAAACTAGCAGCCCATCGTTCACAATTCTCTTGATACTCTGTCATTTCTTTTGTGCTTAACTTTGTTGTTGACTTAACTAACTCTACAGGATTACCTGCGATCTCTGTTTGATAGCGTAAAAACTTGTAACCTAGAAGTTCATGGACTGTGCTTGGATCTTCGCCAATGTAATTAGCTATTGACCCATATAACGACCACAATCTTTCGTTCTGCTCTAGTGAACGTACTGCTTTTTCTTCTGACACATTAACTCTCCATCGTTTAGATAAGTCTAACGTCTTAATCTTTTCCAAGAAATTCTCTAGGTTGTATTTCGTTAAAACGAACCGAATCATAACTGTCTCTCCATCCTTTAGATTTAAAAGTTACACCGTCTTTAGATGTCGCTTTGTATATTATATCACCGCCAAATAGATCCTTGCAACTCTTTATAAAATCATTTATTGTCATGGTCTTTCCTTATACGTTAATCCTTTTTTATCAAACCAAAATCCCCACTTACCTTCCACAGGATAGTTACGTTGCTTTTGTAAATACACCATGCAATCTGGCAATCCTTTTAACTCTTCTTCTGTCTTCTCACCTGTTTCAATATCATATTCCTTCTTCTTGTTGCGGAACACACATAAGATGTTATCGCAGAGGTTGCGAATATGGCTCGATCCTAAAATGTGAGTAGCATCTGGCACTTCATGTTCGTCTGCCATTTTTCTTGTGTGTGCCACTAAAAAAATATGTATTTGTAAATCTCTGCAACAAGTAGCAAGTCTATCTATAAAAAGTTTTTGTCTCTCATAATTGTCTTCAGAAATATCTGACATTTTCATAAGAGAGTCGATAACAAATACTTCTACACCTAACACATGCTTGCCCCAATACAATGTTGCTATCATGTCTTCACTAGATGTTGAGCCTGTTTGATCGTACAAATATAATTTATCTTTTGCACGTTCACAAAACTTAATAATAAAATCATCTGTAGGTTCTGATGACTTTAATGTTTGCTGAACCATACGAGCAATAGTAAGCACAGGTCTCATCTCTAATGATGCAATTAAACATTTAGTTTGTTGTTTCATTAATGATAAAATAACTTGCGACAAGAACATTGACTTGCCATGCCCTGACACTCCAGTCAACACAGTTAGTTCTGCAGGTCTTATTTTGAAGTCATCTTCTGTTTTAATAAAGCCCAACGATTTGCCGCTGTGTATTTCAGAATTAAAATATCGAACGACATCTTCAGTAAAAACATCCGTACTCTTAACAAGAAACTCTGCATTTGTATTTTCCCCTTTATAATATTCATTTATGATTTCCTTATTGACTGTTAATTTTTCTAATACGTCACCTATATTCATTTAACACCATCCCATTGACTTCTGACTTTTTCAATTCCATCTTCCCATCGTTCTTGATTGATGTAAGTTAATGGTGCTGGATTGAATCCATCTTTCCATTGTTTAGATTGTTTCATTGCTTTAACATGAGTAATAATTTTATCTGCAATGCTATCCAACTTCTTATTAGCCCATTTATCCATACATGGTTTTTTACCTACTTTTCTATTGACTGGATACTCTTTCCAAAACTCTTCGAATCGCACAATAGATATTATCTTATCTTCTCTTATCTTATCTGGGGCGGATGTTGTCTGCCCATCGTCTGCACTTTGGGCGGAACTTGTGCAAAGCCATTCAGATAAAACTTCTAACATGTTGATTATATAAGACTCTTCTTTACGCAACCTAAATGCTATAATATCTACACTAGGAAGATTACCCTCATCTTGACTAGCTAAACACCATAGCTCAAAAAGTGTTGCTTTTTGATCTGAAGTTAGTTTAAACCAGTCTAAATTATTTAAAACATCTCTACCATAAATCTTAAACCATGTCATCTCTTTTCTGTATTTTGGATTAGATGTATTGTAGTAATTAAATTTATCCCAATTCTTTATTCGCATTGCTTTCTCCCTGTTTAGCAAGAATATCTTTAATCTGATATGCACGCAATTCTGGAATAGGTTTATCTAAATTTTTAGACCAATGTTGCACAGCCTGTCTTGTTAAACCCAATGCTTTAGCCATTTGGTATTTAGTTTTAAAATGTGATACTGCTTCTTGGTACGTCATATTTGTCTCCTTAATTTAACGTAAAGGCATATTAACATACTTAAAAATTAAAAGCAAGAAATAAAAAGTCGGATAAATACCCCCTTATTAAAATAGTTGTTGACATTCATATTGACTAGGAGTATAGTGTGTGTTCTAGTTTAGGAGTTGATATGGAAAGATTTATTCGTATTATCACTAATGAACGATTGCAAAAAAAGTTTACACAAAAGTTCTATTATGTGGTAAAGTGGTTTTTAGTAATATTTTGGAGTTATTTTTTATGGCATCTAATTTAAGAAAAGTATCAGAAATATTGCATGACATGGTAGAAGAGTTTAAACAATCTAATGACGAATGGGAGAAGCGTTATGGATCAACAAATGTTTCACGATCAAGTAATGATGCAACAACAAATGAAAGAAGTAAACAAATACATAAAGGAGACAAGCAAGATGGGAGTTTATAAAAAATTAATGAAAGCTAGATTAGCATTACAAAATACTAATCTTACTAAATCTGGGCATAATAAATTTGCTGGATATAAATACTTTGAACTAGGTGATTTTTTACCAGTTATTCAAAAAATATTTGATGATTTAAGTTTATGTGGAGTTGTATCTTTTGGTACAGAAATTGCTACATTAACTATCACAGATATTGAAGATGGTTCAGAAACACAAATTACAAGCCCTATGTCTACTGCTGCTCTTAAAGGTTGCCATGAGGTGCAAAATTTGGGGGCGGTTCAGACATACATTCGCAGGTATCTTTGGGTGGCAGCCCTTGAGATTGTTGAATCTGACGTGGTAGATGCTAGTGCTGGTGCTGTTATCAAAATGAAAGATACCAAAGCAGAGGACTTTATCTAATGGAACAGCGTTCAGAAGAGTGGTTTCAAGCACGACTAGGCAAAGTTACGGCTAGTCGTGTAGCTGATGTTCTAGCAAAGATTAAGAGTGGTGAATCTGCTTCTAGACGTAACTACAAAATTCAGCTAGTAAGTGAAAGACTTACAGGTGAAAGGCAAGAAACATATGTAAACCAAGCGATGCAAGATGGAATTGATAGAGAGTTCTATGCTAGGGAAAGATATGTGCAACAATTCGGGGCAGTGGAAGAAGTAGGATTCATTAAACATCCTACTTTGGAAGCTGGTGCAAGTCCAGATGGTATGGTTGGAGATGATGGTATTCTTGAAATTAAATGTCCTATGGGAAGCACGCATACAGAAACATTGATGACTCAAGATATTCCAAGTAAGTACATACCGCAAGTGCAATTTCAGCTTTTGGTGACGGGTCGTAAATGGTGTGATTTTGTTAGTTATAACCCAATGTTTCCAGAGCATTTACAGTTATTCGTAAAGCGTGTGGAAGCAGACCCTGTTTACCAAAAAGAGTTAGAATCAGAAGTAAAGCAGTTTTTAGATGAAGTAGATGATGTAATCAACAAACTAAAGGAAATTAAATGAGACTAACAGAAGAACAAAGACTAAAACTTATGATGGCTTCTAGTGGTTTAACGCCAAGAAAGTTTTGGGATTTAGGTGAGGAAGGACAAGCACCTTATATGGAAAAACTACATGCGGCAATAGATGAAATATTAGAAGAAAATCCAGACGCATTTAGAGGGTCGGTAGTAAAAAGGCATTATACTAGACGTAAAAACGCAGTTAGATAACTTAAGGAGAAAAGAATGGCAGAACAAAAGTATGATAACACTAACACCTTTACATTGTTTAAGAACGATCAGGGGGACAATCCTAAAAAGCCAAATTACACTGGGATTGCAAACGTAGATGGTATTGAGTTTAGGATTGCTGGTTGGATTCGTGAAGGAAAGAACGGTAAGTTTATTTCTGGAACAGTACAACTAAAAGATGGTGATGTGAAGCCTAAACAGGCAGAGGTAGATGAGGATGTTCCTTTCTAGGAACACCCTCTCTAAATGTATTACTTGTTCATAACGTACATTGTAACTTCAAAGCCGAAACGCATTTCAGTTGCTGATGGTTTTGTCCACATGATTATGTCCTTTGTATGTAAAAATTAACGATTTTTGCTACACAAACATATTTGTATGTAATAGATACAAGACAAAGTAGTTTGTATGTAATATATTGCTCTTTTTGCAATACAAAAGCAACTAATAAACATTTATTTTACCCTAATGAAAATACGGAGACATTATGGATTATGATGATGATGTAGTAGACTATGACGATAATAATAGGCTTTCAGAGCTTCCAGAAGCTAAACTATTGATAGCAATGCTATACCAAACAATAGATGACGCTATGTATGTTCCTAAAAAATATAAAAGAAATGCAACTGAAAGATCTATAACAACTTTAAAGTCTAAAAACAAATTAGCTTTACGAGACAAGGTAGATGCTATACAATGGTTATTTGATGATAACGATGTTTATGACCTGTGCTGTGATTTAGCTGGCATGAGCAAATACAACATTAGAGAAATGGTTATTAACAAAATAGGTGCTGATGTCATTATGCCTTTAGTTAGCGGATTCTATCAACCAAATGGACATTAATGCTTTAGAACTAGATATAGCGTGTTATGCTACCGCTGTTTACCACGAAGTTAATACAAGAACATTGGAGGAAAAAATTGGAGTCATTAATACTATACGGAATAGGGTTCGTGATGGTCGTTGGGGTCATTCTGTATGTGCTGTCGTTTATTCTAATAATCAGTTTGCTGTGCAAGATCAGT